TATTTTTGCCATATCTTTTTTCAAAAGATATATTTTTGCCATATCTTTTTTCAAAAGATATATTTTTGCCATATCTTTTTTCAAAAGATATATTTTTGCCATATCTTTTTTCAAAAGATATATATATGCCGAAAACGCAGAAACGTTCGCGGAGAAAGAAAAAACAAACAAGAAAAAAAACACTGAAAAAAGTTAGTAAAATAAAAAAAATTGTAAATATATTTAAACAATATCCAGAAATATTTCCTCGAGGATATTTTCGGTTTTTAGAAGGAAATTTAAGAGAGAAATTTCAAAATAAGGAGATTATATTTAAAAACGGCGTTGTTTTAACTTGGAAAAAATACAAAGTAACACCAGGAAAATATTCAAAATATAATTTTCAAAAAGGAGATATTAAAATTAATCAATTAGTTAATAAAAAACAAGGTAATGGTAAAGCCAAAAATTTATTTTTAAAATTTTTGAAAAAAAACGAAAATGTTAATTTAATTTTAGATGTATTAAAAAACAATAAAAGAGCTATCAAATTTTATAATAAAAATGGGTTTATGAAGGTAGGGACAACCAAGTTTGGCGATTTACCCGGTATTGTTATGAAACGAAATAAAAAACAAAAAGGTGGCTGACATTCAAATATTGAATCTTTTTCATCTAGCTGAAATCAATCATCAATTCAAACCGGTGGGTGAGGCGAGGTTATGGATAATGTTAATCATTTGCTTTATGGTGGCGGTGAGAACTGAAGCGATATGAGTAATATATAAAAAAAAGTTATAATAAATGTTCAAATTTATTTGAGAAATGACGAAATATATTTTAAAACTTTAGAGTTAATATATTTCCGAAAAGCATTTTATTTAATTATAATATATGATTGATGATATTAGACAAGGATTATTTTTCGGTTTAAACGCCGGTGTTATTACAACAACTGGTTTAATATCAGGCTTAGTTCAAACAAAAATATCATATAATTTGTTAATAATTAGTATTATATCTTTAGCTATTTCTGATAGCGCGTCTGAAGCATATGGTTTATATTTATCAAAAAAAGCCGAAGATATAAAAGACTTTTCTTCTGGACCATTATATTCATTAATTGCTTTATTTATTACAAAATTTGTAATTGTTATCAGTTTCCTTATACCACTTTTATTTACAAAAGATTTGAAAGTTTTTAAAAATATGACATGGGTTTTAGGGTGGGGTATTTTTTTGTTAATAATTTTAGATTTACAATTATGTAGTATGAGGAATGAAACATTTGTAGAATATATAGTTCCACATTTAATAGTCCTTGGTTTAGTAGTAGTTTCAACAAGATATTTTGGTAATATGATAAAATAACATGAAATTTCTAAAATTTCATCTTATAATAATTTAAAATACTTTTATAAAGTATATTAAATGAGAAAAGGTCCAACAGAATCAGCATCTTTATTTTCAGTTGGTAAAAAAAAAAGGGGAAATGATAAAAATATGTGGATTATTGTAAAAAATAAAAATGGTGTAAAACGTTGGCAAAAAGTTCTTTTTAAGAAAAAGGTCACAAAAAAAAATTCAAAAAGAAAGTCAAACAAAACATCAAAAAAATCATTAACTGGTAAAAAATATTTAATTTTTGATAATGGGGGAAGACCATATAAAGTTGTAATTAAAGGAAAGGGATTAGATATTTTCACATATGAGGATATAAATTATGAGGATATAAATTATGAGGATATAAATTATGATTATCCAATATTAGTAAAATCTTATAAAAATTTAAAAAATATATTTATACCAAAAGGTATTGATGATAGAGGTAATGCATGGTCTGGTGGTAAAGGAAACACAATATTGGCCCATATTTCAGGAAATAGATACTTATTTATAGGGCCGTGGATTTATGAGTTTGAAACAAAAGACGAAATATTAGAATACCATTCACAAGTTGGCAATAGTGGTGTTCCATATCCTTTGGCCATAGGTGAAAAAAATGTATATTTTTTGATAGAAAAGGGTGAGGAGGGATATTTATCAAAAGAATATTTTGAAGAATTTCCAAAAAAATATAAATGGGCAATAGATGGGTATTCTCGTTTATGGGGACATTTTGAAAAAAGTCTTAAAAAAAAAACAAAAAAAATATCTAAAATCAAAGTTATTAAGAAAAGGAAATGGTAAATATATATAAAGATAATTGTTAATCATTATATATATATGAGTGATACAATCGCAGACCGCATTAAAAAACGAGTAAAAGAAGAAGCTCGACATGGTAGAGTTGGTGGAACAGAACATAAAAAACTTGTTGCTAAAAGGAAAAAAGAGGTTGAAGCAAGAAAAAAAAATAAAAATAGGAAAGTGGAATGCTGACGTCCAAAGAAAAAAGAATAAATGTAAAGTTTTATTTTTCACAAATATGACGAAATCATTCTTAAATTATGAATGATAGCTGATTGTGAAAAGTCAATTCTCAAAAGTTTAAACTGTTGGTATAAATTCCCATTCTAATTCACCACATATTTTTTTCCATATTTCATCTTGTTCGATTCTTTTTAAAGGGTCTTTCAACATAGGAAAATAAGGTAAAAATGTTTTTTCATTCAATAATTCACACATTTTATAAAGAACATAATAATAATTTAAGAAGTTGACTCTGTCATTCGGGCAATGCTTTGAATAAGGTTTTTGAATTTCCAAAAATAAATTACACAAAATATCTTCTAGTTCTGGTTTCATAACAGGCGGTTTTATTCCTAATTTATCTTTAATAAATGGTATATGCTCATAAAATTTATTATAACCCAGTTTTTTCAATATATCTTTAGCTTTTTTATTATTCATTTTTTTTATATCAATCCTTTCTTTTTTTATTTGGTTTATAATATCTATTAATACTTGTTCTGGGATTTGTGTTGTTTCTTTAGCTTGAAATTGAGCCAAAATTTCTCTGAAATGATTTATCCTTTTGTATGCATAGAAACAAACTTCCTTGGGTGGTTCTTTATATGATGGTTTTTCATGTTCTATTAAGTATTTCACTTGTAAACTGCATAATTTGCATACAAGAATACCTTTATTATCAATTGGTATTAATTCACCAGAACATTTTTTACAAACATCATATTTTTGTTTATAATTATCAATATTAAAAAAGGTGGAATCAACGTTTTTTAGGTAAGAGTTTAAATTTTTATTTGCTTCTTCATTTTTTTCTTTTGTGTTATTATCATAATTTTTATTAAAAAAATTATGTAATATTTTTTTTTTATCGCAGCCACCTTGTGATAATTTTTTTTTTGATTCGAAGTAATTAAAAATAAATTTTGAATTATTTAATAAATAATTTTGTTCTTCTTTTTCTTTTAATTTTCTTTCTTTTTTTAGTTCTTTTATTTCAGTTTTTATTTGTAATTTTCTTTCAAAACTATCAGTTGAAAAAAATTCTTCTTTTAGAGATTCTATTTGTTTATTATAATTAGGTATAATCGTATTTTTTATATTTTCAAATTCGAACATTTTTTCTTTATGAGTGTTATCCAAAGTTACCTTTTTTTTATTAAATTTTATCTTTTTTGCTGTTTTTGGTTTAAAATTAGGCATATCTAATATATAAAATAGAAAATATTTTATATATATATTTTTTTTTAAATTATAATTTTATATTTTTTAAATTATAATTTTATATTTTTTTTGTATGCAAAAATTAATATGGATATTGATTTTAATGATATTATAAATTTTGATGAAATGGATATTATTAAAAAAACAAAAGTTGTTTTTATATTTAATGCTTTAGAAAAAGGCTGGACTATCAAAAAAAAAGGCGAGAGATTTTTATTTTCAAAAAACCACGAAGGAAAAAAAGAAGTTTTTTCCGATGAATATTTGAAACGATTTATCAAAACAAATTTATTTAATAATTAAAAATTATGCTGTAAAATTTAAATTAATTAATGTTAATTTTTAAATTTTTTTTTCTTTAGGAATATTATAATAATATGGGAGGAGGTCTTATGCAACTTGTCGCTTACGGTGCCCAGGATGTCTATCTTACGGGTAACCCTCAAATCACTTTCTGGAAGGTAACTTACAGACGTCACACGAACTTTGCTATGGAATCTATTGAACAAACTTTTAACGGACAGGCTGACTTCGGTCGCAGAGTCCAATGCACTGTTTCGAGAAACGGTGATTTGGCCTACAGAACCTATCTTCAGGTTACTCTCCCAGAGATTAACCAGAGTGATGGTGCCGACGAAGTCTATGCGCGTTGGTTAGACAACCCTGGACACCAGCTTATCTCGCAGGTCGAAGTCGAGATTGGTGGTCAGCGCATCGACAAACAGTATGGTGACTGGATGCACATTTGGAATCAGCTTACCCTCACTTCCGAACAGGAGGACGGTTTCCACAAAATGATTGGTAACACCACTCAACTTACCTACTTGACTGACCCCAAGTTTGCTAAAGTCGCGACCGCTTGCTCGTCGGAGGATGTCCCTAATGCCACTTGTGCCCCTCGTCAAGCGCTCCCAGAGACGACTCTTTACGTCCCTCTCGAGTTCTGGTTCTGCAGAAACCCAGGTCTTGCTCTTCCTTTGATTGCCCTTCAATACCATGAAGTCAAAATCAACATCGAGCTTCGTCCTATGGATGAATGCCTTTGGGCTGTCAGTGAAATCAGTGCTGCTGGTACTGATAACAGAAAAGAAACAAAAGCATACAGCAAATCTCTTGTTGCCGCTTCTTTATACGTCGACTACGTTTTCCTCGATACGGATGAGCGCAGACGCATGGCACAGAACCCACACGAATACCTCATTGAACAACTTCAATTCACTGGTGATGAATCCATTGGATCTTCCAGTAACAAAGTTAAGTTGAATTTCAATCACCCATGTAAGGAAATTATCTGGGTTGTCCAGCCTGATGCCAACGTCAGCTACTGTGACTCTTTTGTCTCTTCCGAAGTATTGAACGCCGCTCTTGGTGCCCAGCCTTTCAATTACACTGATGCCATCGATGCCTTGCCCAACTCCATTCGTGCATTCTCTTCTGCAGCACAGCTTGGAACAGCGGATGATTCAAACAACAAGGTCATCGACGCGTCAGGTCTCTTCAATGACCCAACCGCTGGTGGTTCATCTGCCACTGGTGATATTTCAGCAGCGGCCGTCGCTAGTGTATCTGGAACATTCAGAGCATCGCAAAACAACGGTGTCTCTGACGCCGGTGCTTTCGTCCTCGCCGAGACCGCCCTCCACATGCACTGCTGGGGTGAGAATCCAGTTGTTACCGCCAAGCTCCAGCTTAACGGTCAGGACAGATTCTCCGAGCGTGAAGGAACCTACTTCGACCTCGTCCAGCCTTTCCAGCATCACACCAGACACCCAGACACCGGTATCAACGTTTACTCGTTTGCCCTTCGCCCCGAAGAGCACCAGCCATCCGGAACTTGCAACTTCTCCAGAATTGATAACGCTACTCTTCAGCTTGTTGTCTCTGCTGCTGCCATCTCTGGTGCCTCTACCGCCAAAGTCCGCGTCTACGCCACCAACTACAATGTCCTTCGTGTCATGTCGGGTATGGGTGGTTTAGCATATTCAAATTAAGTTAGTTGGTGTATTATCCGTATTTTTAAATAATAACTAACAAAAAAAATTGATTTAAATAGAATATATTATATTATAATTATAATATGTTCTCTCAAAACGAAAACGTGATTGAAAAAGATGATGGTGTTTATATTCGTGCGGGTAAATTCGCAGGAACATATAAAAATTTTTGTTATTTAATTGAAAATACAGAAACAAAAGAAAGATATTATAAAATGACTTGTAATCCAGATAATACAAAATGTACTATATTATCAATAGAAGATATGAAATTAATTAAAAATTATAAACCATATAGGCCAGTGTTTTCATTGCATTCAAATGGATATTCTTTTGGAAAAGAACCAGATACAAAAAAACAAATTTATTTACATTCATTCGTTATTAAAAACATGAATCCCAGCGATGAAAGAATCAATGATAAAAAATACTCAATAGACCATATTAATAGAATTAGATTAGATAATAGACGAGTTAATTTAAGATGGGCTACGCAAAGCATTCAAAATTCTAATCAAAATAAAAGAAACAGAAAAAAAACAGCAAAACCTTTGCCTGAAGGAATTACTCAAGACATGATGCCGAAATATGTTTATTATTGCAAAGAATGTTATAATAAAGAAAAACAATTGTTTCGAGAATTCTTTCGAATTGAAAAACATCCAAAGCAAGAAAAAACCATTTCCAGTTCAAAATCATCAAAATTAAAAATTTTAGAAAAATTAGAAAAAATAAAAGAAAAATTATATAATTTAGATAATAATATTGTAGTAAAAAGAGAATTACCACCATATTATACAATACAAAATTTTAGAAATGCACCACATTTAACATTTGATAGACGTATAGATGATAAAAGACATAATTTAAAAATGAAAATGAAAGAAAATAAATCTTTAACAGAAGAATTAGA